TGATTTCGAGAAAATTGTAGTCATAGATGAAATTATTAAAATTATTAATAATGAAGATAATTTTGATATAACATTAAATAAAATTGTTATTAATTTTATTGATACATACAAAACATATATTAGAGATATTGAAAATAAATCATTGGATAATTTTACAACGTCAAATAATCTTGATGATATAATTAACAATATTATCAAGATTGACAGTGTTTTGTTAGATAAAATCAATAATGATTTAGCAGATGGTTCTCAACAAAACAACATTGATAAAATATTATTGAGTAGAATTAAAAACTCAATAGATTGTTTTAATTTAGTTACCTCAGATAAAGAAAAAAAGAATGTTAACTTGAACAATATATGTCCAGTTATGGGCAATACTGATTACAACAATAATGCCAGCAGTATACAGAAAGTTGTAAAAGAAAAAATGAATAAAATTCATGATGAATCTAATGATACTACTTTTACAAACAATACTACATTAAGAAATAATATAAAAATGTTAGAATCTTGTTCTCTCACAATGGAAAATAATTGTACTCACAATTCAACTATTGAAAGTGATGATAAAATGAAATCAATTGAAAAGTACATTAAAATTAGAAAAAACATTTAATTTTTATTTTCAATCTATAATTTATTTGAATGAACTAATATATTGCCAATTTAAATCTTTGCATATTTTCATCCATATAGCATCATTTTCCATAACTTTATCCATGTTTTTATGCAGCGGAAAACATTCCAGCAAATTATCCAATTCCAGTAATTCACAAAATTTATACAATGTATATGAATATAACATAAAGTTTTTCCTGTTGGACGGTTTATGTCTCTCCCATGGCTCTTGAATCTTATGAAACATTGAAATAAATATTTTTTCCATATCTTTCGTTATCCTTGGTGGTGGTAAATTATTTAATTTGTTGATAATGTAGGTTATATGTTCATAATAAATATTATAACCTATTTTTTTCAGAATAATCTTTGTTGACTTTTTATTGATCTTTGATAAGTCATAAATCCTATTTTTTTTAAACTCTTGAATAATATCACTATATACTTGTTCAGGAATATCAGGAATTTCTTTTGCTTGAAATTGATTTATCCACTCTTTAAAATGATTTAACCGTTTATAAGGAGAATAATCCTTTATTTTCCTTTCATCGTCCAGAATAACGCCCTCTGTCAAGCCACATATGGGACATATAAAACAGCTTTCAGATAGATCCAATATTTTCTCTATTTGACAATCTTGACAATATTTGATTCTATTAGAACCATTATCTTTATGTATAGCTGTCCCTTCAATTCTTTTGTAATATGTTTCTAATAAAGAATTTTTTTTATTATTATTTTCATTATCCTGATTAAAAAAAAACATAATATCTTTCTCAGTGTTATTACTTGCTGTATTATCTCTGATATTATAGTAATCAATAATAATATCAGATACATTTGAATAATATTTGATTTCTTCAGATGTAAATTTATCATACAAATGTTTATAATCTGATTCTAATTCTTTCAACTTTATTAGATCATTATCTCTGTTATAACCGCTCTTAGCTCTGTTATAACCGCTCTTATCTCTGTTATAACCGCTCTTAGCTCTGTTCCCATCATCGCTTTTAGCCCTCTCCCCATTGTCGCTCTTATCTCTGTTCCCATCATCGCTCTTAGCTCTCTCCCCATTGTCACTCTTAGCTCTCTCCCCATTGTCACTCTTAGCCCTCTCCCCATTGTCGCTCTTAGCTCTCTCCCCATTGTCGCTCTTATCTCTCTTATCGTCGCTCTCAACTCTCTCCCCATTGTCGCTCTTATCTCTGTTCTCATCGTCACTCTTAGCTCTCTCCCCATTATCAACTTTAAATTTTAATTCATCTATTTGATCTTTTAAATCCTCAATCTTTTTTTTTTCATTTATAAAGTAATTTTTAGCTTCCTTAAACTTCATATCAATGGTTGTCTTAATTTCTCTACTTGACGCACTTACATACCTACCGCTCATGAGATTAGGTTAGATATAATTTAATCCTTTAAATTATATTAATATTTTTAGAGTATAAATATTATAATTAAATTTAATACTCTAAAAAATAATCTTCATACATATATACAACAATGAGTGGAGGATTAATGCAGCTTGTTGCCTATGGTGTCCAAGATACCTATCTCACAGGTAATCCTGAAATTACTTATTTTAAAGCTTCCTATAAGAGACATACTCAGTTCTCTATTGAGTGTGTTCAGCAGACCTGGAACGGTGCCCCTGGATTCGGCAGAACCGTCACATGCAACATCAATAGAAATGCCGATCTTATCACAACCATGTATGTAGTAATGACGCTTAATGCGTCGACAGGTTCTGGAACATCCTGGGGCTATGTTAATCGTCTTGGACATGCTGCCATTGATAACATTAAGATTGAGATTGGAGGATCTAAGATTGATGAACATTATGGCGATTGGCTCAATATCTGGTATGAGCTCACCAAAAAGACAGGTCAAGTCAGAGGCTATGACAAGATGATTGGTAATGTTCCTGAACTTACAAATCTCAGTACTTCAAAAAAGAGTTATTCAATGTATGTTCCACTCAGATTCTGGTTTAACAGGGATAACGGCCTAGCTCTGCCCCTAATTGCTCTTCAATATCATGAAGTTAGAGTTACAATTGTCTTTAGAAAAAGTATTGATTGTATTAATTGGGTTGGTGCCTCTAACTCTCCTCCTCAAATGCTACCAAGCATGCAAGATTCATATCTTCTAATTGATTATATTTATCTTGATTCAGAGGAAAGACAAAAATTTGCCCAATCTACTCATGAGTATCTAATTGAGCAACTGCAGTTTACAGGATCTGAAGCTCTAACAACGAACCCTAAATATCGTCTTAATTTTAATCATCCTAGTAAGTTCCTTATCTGGGCTTCGCACCTTCAGAAGTATACGCTACGTAATGAATGGATTTCTTTTGCATTTGGTAATGGTAACTGGGAAGAAGCTAAAAATCGTTTTGCTAAACTGTTATATGTCGGAACAAGAAAAGACATCCGGGAAGATGATGGTAGCGGAACACTAATTGAGTTCTCATCAGCCAGTCAAAAGCTATATGTTGATGCTGGAGAAGCAGCTGACAGTGGAGATCTATTCGAACCTGATGTTAGACTTGGTCTATCTTCCATGGTGAATGAGATGCTTAAAAAGATTGATGTTAAGTGTGTTAATCAAGATACTGTTGCAAATGACAGAGCACTTATCGCTGATATTAGTACCAACAACAATACTGATATTATTAAAGAAATTCTGGTAAACACTGTTGTTACCACCAATGACCTTACAATGGAAGATATTACTAAGACTGTTACAGAGCTAACTGATATTAATGAATCTATTCTTGAGCTGTCAAAGATCAGTGCTGTTAATTACCATAATTATGGCAATTTTGTTGATGGATCAGACAATCCTATTTATAATGCAAAACTTCAGCTTAATGGTCATGATCGTTTCCAAAACCGTGACGGAAATTACTTTAACTATGTTCAACCATATCAACACTTTTCAAACACACCATGTGATGGTATCAACACATATAGTTTTGCTCTTAATCCGGAGGAACATCAACCAAGCGGAACCTGCAATTTCTCTCGTATTGACAATGCCACTCTTCAAGTTGATCTTGGACTGTATAATCGTGCCTCTAATAGCGTTGGTTATGCACAAAACTTTGTCGGGAGCAGTAGTGTTATGAATATTTATACTGTAAATTATAACGTCCTTAGAATCATGGCCGGTATGGCTGGAACTGCTTATTCCAATTAAGTATTTCAATAAATTTAGTTTCTCACTTAAATCTAATAAATTATATTTTGAATATTATAATAAGCTATAATTTATTATAATATTCAAAATATATAGATTCAAAAATATATGTATTTCATTCTAATATATATTTGATGGTATTACTAATAGAATATTCGATCAAAGTTCTAGATCTTCTTTTTTATTTAATATTGCTGCTAATGATACTATGTACAATAGCCTGTATTTTTTCATTCATATTAATCAAAAAAGAAATATCTGCAATGATAGATTACCTAAATATTAAATCAATTGAAAAAAATAATAAAGACGTTTATATTATCTATTATGGATTCTTTTGTTGTGGATCAGGGGCGTTAGGATTAACATTATTTTCATTTCTATTATTTTTATTTATTAAATTTATAGAGGGAAAAAAGTAATTACGTCACATATTGCTGTTTTATTTATTGTACCTGATTATTTTGTGATTCAGAAGTATTATTTTGAGAATCTATCATTTCCTGTATCTCATTATTATGGATTTCTTCTAATAATTCATTATCTTCAGATTCCAATAATTCATCATCATCATCATCATCGATTAAGACTCCATCACCAGGATTAATATTAGTTTCAAGTTTAGTTGGACGATCATTACTATCTAATTCTTCAATTGGATTTACTGCATTGTCAAATGCATTAAATTTTCTATAGTATTTATTTAATGGTTCATGTTGGACATTCGGGGCACTTGAAGCATTTGATACATTTGAACCATTTGATGGGTTTAGATTAGACATTGAAGGTGTTGTCATGGGGGGCGCTTTTTTATAAAAATTATTATAAAAATCATTATAAAAGTTCAGAGCAGAATTTCTACAATTACAGAAATTTAATTTCAACATAATTGAAAAGATCAGTAAAATAATACATATAATAAGATAATAATGATTTCCAATAAATGATTTAATTGTAAATAAATTATTTACAAGTTTAGAAGTCATAGTTGACGGTTCTTCTTCTTTGTCTGGTATCATTGTATATATAATATAATATAATTTTTGGTCTATAAACGAATTTATAGATTATCATTCATTGTAATCCAGTCATGGTGACATACACAACATATATAAGTGACACGATAGCTATTGTTCTTTTTATACAAAACTGCATCTTTTAATTCTGGTTTATTATTTGTAATACAAGCTGAATTAATACAGTTATAACTTTTAATATGTTGAAGGAGAAAATCTTGACATATTAATTTATTTTCTGCTAATGCTTTTTTATTAGTAATTAATTGACTATCTTCAGTATTTGATCTGTATAATAAATATGTTTTATTTATTGGCCTTTTATAGTTACACATCTTGCAGACGAAATCAATAACCATTTTATCTGCAAGATTATTGATATATTTTTTATTTTCTTTAGATAAATCTTTGAATGATGGAGAAGTAATTATAGCAGTTAGTGTAGATTTATCTAGTATCATATCACTGATTTTGTTTTTATTGGAAAAAACCTTTGACATTATAATTGCTCTTGATTTCTTTTCTTCTTCATCTAATAAATCTTTCTTATTATCAATATTGGTTTTGTTATTGGTATTGCTTGGATTGGTTGAAGATGTAGTTTGCTCTTTTTCTAAATCGAATATATAGTTGCATTTTGGACAAAAATTCATTTATATCTTACTGTGCTAATGTCTCTTTTTATAATGTGTTATTATATTACGGATTCAATTTTTTCAGTTATAGCTGAAAAATTACTGCCCAATTTTTGGTTTAAAAATGAAAAAATCATTGCTTAATTTTTCGAAAAAATGAAAAATTATTATTTAAAATTTAAAAGATATAATTAGTTGTATTACTATGACATTTTGTAAGAGAGAAGAAGCTTTATTTAAGTTCATGGAGAAACATAGAATCAGAGGTAAACACACATCTAATCCAACAATAACACATCTGTCATATGGTGGTCCAAACGAGTATAGTAAAAATGGTAAATATAACATCCCAGAAGATAAAATAGACATATTTATGGATGACTATATATCTGTAATCAATAGTGGATCTACTAATATATCAATCTTAGAAAAACAAAAAGAAATATCTTTCCTTTTTATTGACATAGATCTCAAAGTATCTGCTAATAATATAGAAAAGTTTAAAGGTAAAAATCATCTCTATGATTTCAAGTTTATAGAAGATATACTACAAAAAATTATGATAGTTATAAACGATAATTTTGATTATAATAAAGAAAAATTCATTATTGGTTTATTTGAGAAAACAAAATATACCCAAAAAGATGATTATTATAAAGATGGAATCCACATAATCTTCTCTAAGCTACGATTACCCAGTAAGATCAGGCACAAGATTAGGGAAGAAGCTATAAAGCTGATGGAGGCTGATGAAGATCTCTCTAAAAAGATAAAAGTATATATGAATCCAATAAATAACATTATTGATAGACAAGTAATATCATCTAATGGCTGGTATATGTATGGATCATCGAGGACAGAAAGTGAAAGTTATTTAATGACGCGGTATTTTAATTGTCATTTAAAAGATTTCCCTGTTGAGTTTGAAACAGAGGATATTATTAAAGCATTTTCTATTTATCATAATAGAAGTTTACTAGTCCCAGAAAAAACAACTAGGATTAAAAAAGATTCTATTTTCAACAATATAGCTGACATAAAAGATAATAGTGTTGAAAATAAATTATTTACCATGAAAAATACTTTAAATGATTCGTATGATGATTATAATGACATTATTTATTTTCTTGATATTTTAAACCAAGCAAGAGTTGAATCATATGAAGAATGGTTAAAGGTAGGATTTGCAATTTATAATACTAATCCAGAATATTTAGATTTATGGATAGAGTTCTCAAAAAGATCTCAAAAGTATGACATTAAAGAGATCCCTGATGTTTGTTACAAACAATGGATGTCGTTTAAGAATGATGGTAGAGATGCAAATCAATTGTTGACGATACGATCATTGGCATATTGGGCAAAGCAAGATAATCCCGGTGAATACAATGATTATCTTGCAGAAAAGAAACGAAAAAAAAGAGATGATAGTAATCCAAGTAATACTTTTTCAATTGCATTGTATTTGTATGAGTTCTATAAAGATAAATATGTCTGTTCTTCATTGGACAATAATAAATGGTATGAATTTTGCGACTATAGATGGGAATTTATAGAACAAGTTTATACATTGAAGAATAATATATCTGAAGAATTTTGTAATGAATATATACAAGATAAAATAGAAATCCTTAAAAAAAGATTGGTCATAGAAGACAATAGAGAGAAAGAAAGATTGGACGCCAAAGAAAAAGAATTAAATAAAATTATTAATAATTTAAAAGGTATAGATTATAAGGATAAGATTATTAAGGATGCAAGAAATCTTTTCTATAATAAAAAATTTAATAGTGTTATGGACGAAAACAGGGATATTATATGTTTCTCCAACGGGACATATAATCTCAAGATAGGAACATTTTCTACTGAAGGAAAACCAGATGATTATATAACTTTCTGTACAAATATTAGATATACAGAATATAGTGAAAAATTACCATATCTAAGTGACATTAAGAAGTTTTTTAAGCAGGTATTTCCTGATAAAAAACTACGGATATATTTTCTTACAGTTTTAGCGTCATGTTTATCAGGAGACGTTAAACATCAAAAAATATACTTTCTGATAGGAGGGGGTTCTAACGGTAAATCATTAACGATGGAAATCATCAATAATATATTTGGAGAATATTTTTTATCATGTTCTCCAAATATTATAACAAAAAGTAGGAACAAGTCTAATGAGGCTTCGCCTGACATTGTCAAGTTGAAAGGAAAAAGATTTGTTGTGTTACAAGAACCGGATAAAGGAGAAAAAATTAATATTGGCGCAATGAAAGAATTGACTGGTGGGGATAGATTGATAGCTCGAGATCTTTATCATGGTGCATCTGCGATGCTAGAGTTCTATCCACAATCAAAGTTTTTTCTAACTTGTAATTATCTTCCTATTATCCCATCACTTGATTATGGTACATGGAGGAGAATTGTTGTTATAGAGTTCAAATCAAAATTTGTTAGAAAACCCAGACCAAATGTTAAAAATGAATTTAAAATCAACTATGATCTTAAGAATAAAATTCATCTATGGAAAGAATCAATAGCAAGTTATTTAATCCATATTTATAACACACAATATAAGAAAAATAATTATGTGATTAAAGAACCGCCAGAGGTTTTAAATAAAGTGAGAATTTATAAATCAGAAAATGATCAAGTCAGAGAGTTTTATAAGAGTAATTTTAGGGAAGCTAAAAATGATAACAGTGATTCTCTGCTAATATCAGAATTATATTCTGAATTTAAAGAATGGCTTATAAGTAATCATCCAGATAAACAAGCAAAAATTGTTTCGTTGAATGAGTTCTCTAAAGAAATTATTGATCTTCATCCATATGCTATTGATTCAAATAATCCCATTGTTTCGGATGACTGCGACGAGGGCGACGAAGGCGACAATCAAGAGGAAACTGAAAATGATACTAATTTATTTGACCAAAGTGAAACGAATCCAAATGATGATGATGCTGAAAGTGATTCTGACAATGATAGCACCAAAGATATAGATGACGATTCAGAGAGTGATAAAGAAGATGAAATATTTACTAATTTAGATACTTTAATCAGGATACAGCGTAAGAGAAAGGGAAGAGTTATGTAGTTAAAAATTCATGCTGTAATAATTCCTTTACTGTAATTCTCTCTGATGGTTCAATTACTAGACATTTATTTATAATATCTAGTAATTGTTCTTTATGTGTGACAGTCAATCCTTCAATTTCTAGATCATTTATTCCTATCTCAATAGTATCATCTTTAGAATAAAAATACTTTTTCAGACGATGTTTTCTATTAAAATAAATTTTATAGTCCTCAGTTTTTTTGATAAACTCTTTGTTAAATGGACCAAACATATTGCTAATCATTACTAGATGATTATAATCTCTGCTATTTTCGATACTTTTATCTTTTACTGGATCAAATAAAATCTTGGTTGTTAATAGTTCAAATAATAAACATCCAAAAGCCCATATATCTACAGAGTAATCACATTTTCCTAATAAAATCATTTCTGGAGATTGATAATATCTCGTTCCAAAAGGAAAAGTGAAATCATCATCTAACGTAGATAAAGATCCGAAATCAATTATACAAAATGATAGTTTTTCATTAGCTTCCAGATCTATTGAAATGGTAGAATATGTTTGAATGCTGGCTAGATTAACATTAACATCACTATTACCATCTTTTTTAAACCTATCTATACAAGCTTGTATTCTGGTACTTGTACCTCTTAGCATTATATTTTCTGGTTTAATATCACCGTGAAATACATTATATTTATTATGTAAAATATCCAGACCATTAAGAATGGTAAGCATAATATTTTTAATATTACCTACAGTAAGAATCTTTTTATCATTAATAATGATATGATTTAGATTACATTTACATAATTCATAGATGGAAATATAATAACCTTCATATTCAAAATAGTCATATATATGAATAAATTCTTTT